GTTTGTGTCTTGCGTCGACTCACTCATCGCGAAAGAGAAGAATCCAGACTTGGTTGGCGATGCCGTGAGGTACATCACTCAGCACAACTATGTCGATCTCGTTGACGGCGTTCGTATCGTCAGGTGTGCATCGTTGTCGTACGCGGACGCGCTCTGTGTCGCTATGGTTTGTGCTCTCACAGCTTACAGCCTGAGATACAGGCTCACAAACGATTCTTTGGTTGACATTCGCAGACATGTCGGGACTGCTAATCAGCTTAGTGCTCCGAAATTCGGCAGCATCGGGCGGTTGGCTTGGTTTATGACTGATTACGTAACGAATGCGGCGCGGAAGGTGTTGGTCCGCGGCGTTGAAAGCGCGAAATCCATGCTGTATGGGTCCGATTACATACCGGGCGTGTGCTACGATCTGTACATGACCACCAGATACGATCCCACGTTGGAGTGGTATGAGCCCGCTTTGATGGTGTTGGAAGCTGACCCGCGCGATGTCTCGATTGCCGACAGAAGCTCCGATCCGTTGATAGAGTTTTTGGCGGGCGCGCAGAAGACTTCTGCTCCTTCCGTGTTACGTGCCAAACCTACCGATTTGAGAGTCAAGGCCTTTCAAGAGGAACCGTATAGGCCTGGCCCAGTAGGCGATCCTTTGGTTGTTCTGCAAGAGTTCTACGACGTTGCCTTGCCCGGCAATTCGGTTGGACAGGTCCAGAATGCTGCAGAGTTGCGCAAGGTCAGAGACATTGAGTTTAATACCGAATTCTTCGGCCGGTTGGAGATAGGCAAGGACGTTCCGGTCAAGGAGCAACTTCATGTTGATGCCTCGATCAGGACCACCTCTTTACCTGTGTCCCAGACTCCACTGGTGGATGCTATACTGGCGTCCGCGAAGAGGAATTTCAATCCACCCGATTTGCAGATGCAGAATGATCCTTGGGAGTATGCTAAGTATTTGGTTGACAAGTTCATCAAATTTGCTCTGGTCGACAATTATTCGGAGACTATCGGCAAGACCTACAAGGAGGATCCCATCACTTTCAGCGTTAACGATTACATGGAGTGGCGTGCGTCTCGAGACAAGTCTTACAGGTCCGCCCTTGAGGCAGAGTGCCCTGCCGATTTGGTGGAGCTCAGTCTCGAGAGGTACGACACTATTGTCAAGAGACGTGTCAAGCCTAAGTTGACCACCACCGCGCAGTTTGAGTTGGCCCAACCTCAGGTCATCGTGAGCATGTCCAAGAAAGAGACCGCGTTGTTTTCAAGCGTTTTTCGGAAGATTTTTGAGCGGTTTGAGGCTGCCCTGAAGCCTGAGTTTGCCAGCGCCGGCCGTATGTCTGATGACGATTTGTCGGCCTGGTTCACGGATCACGGCCCAGCCGTGTTGGCCATGAGGTGTTTCGAAATTGATTCTTCCAAGTACGACAAGTCGCAGGGTCTTTTGGCTCGGATGGTTGAGTCGTTGTTGCTCATTGAGCTGGGACTCGATCCCGATGTGTCGAAGTTGTTCGAAGAGTCGTATGTGGGCAAGGTTTCCAGTCGCAGTTTGGGATTGATGTTCATGTCGTCGTATCAGATGAAGTCCGGCAATCCTGATACAATGTTGGGCAACATCATATACAACATGGTGTCCGCGATGGAGTGTATAGG